CCTTGTTGTGCTTGAGCATCTTGAGCCGCTTCAAAAGTCCATCTTGCAGATAGTTTTCTTGATTTCGCCTCAACTGGTTGTTTCAAGATTTGAATTGATAATCTCTTACCAGCAGTACCCTCTAGAGAAGCTGTTGAAGCTCCTTTTGGAGTAGTATTGTTTTGGTTACCAGCGTATGCTTTCGCTATTTTGAATGGAGATAATGCTTCTTCACCAGCAGTTGTATTAGAACTTACTGTGTCCGCATATCTTATTCTTAGTGTGTGGATCTGTCCAACCGGACCAGTCATTGGTTGTACACCAACGATCTCGTTCGCTATAACAGTAGGCATAACCCTACGTATTACTGGAAGGATCACACGGTTTAGTGTAGCAACGTTACCAGCAGATGTAGCACCTGCAGTAGCTTGTTCTGACAAATATCTTTTAGTGTTTTCTAAAATGACATCCATCGTTTTTTTCTTGTTGCCCGCTAAACCTTCAGTTAGAGCAGTCTTAGTCTCTGCCCATTTAGATTCAAATATTTCTGACATTTGTATCTTTCCCCTTTAGTTTATTATATACCCGCCAAATGACGAATATTTGTTATTTCCGCATCTTCTCTCACCGCTCTGTCGCCGCCGCTTTCAGAAAGAACTTTCGCTTTTCCTGGAACTGCTTTGTCCGCCATTACGTGAGGTAGATACTTGTCAAATGAAGCTTGTAGTTTAGCTGTTTGAACTGATTCTAACAACTGACTCATTACTTCACTCTTTTCTTTGCCCAATGGTTTGAGCATTTCAGCCATCTTTTCCTTGCGTTCCATCAAGTCAGCTTGTCTTTTGGACTCAGCTTCTTTCGACTCAATCACCGCGTTTTTCTCTTCGACAGCCTTCTCAGCATCGGCTAGTTTTAGAGTTGTTTCATCAACAACTTTCATCAACTTGCTAGTTTCAGATTTTTCATTTAAGTATGAATTCTGATACTCGCTCGCAAACGCTTCGAATACTTTTTTACCAAAGTTAACTTCTCTTGCTTTTGTGATATCTTCTTTCAACGTGCTTAATTCTTCAGCAAGTTTTTTATTCACAGCAGATTCTACAACTTTAGCAGATTTTGTTATGAAAGCCTCTTTCATCTTAGCCATTTGTTTTTTGGCTTCGGCTACTAGTTTGACTTTCGTTTCCACAACGCCTTTTTTGTCTTCATGGAATTCTTTAATTTCTTTTGCAAGAGCGTTTACTACAAACTCTTCCATTTTACTAAAGTTTTCATGAACACCTTTACGGTCGCCATGTAGTTCTTTTAACTCTTCTGACAATTTAGTAAGAACGAATTCTTGTAATTTGGCAGAGTGAGCGCCTACGTTTTCTTTGTAGGATATTTTTTCTTGTGCAAGTGCTTTTCTATCTTCTATAAATTTAGAGATTTCTTCGCTTAACTTCTCAGACATCATTTTATCGATTGCTTCGATCATGTTGCCTTTGTCGTGTTCGTATCTTTTAGCAAATTCTTCTCTTAATTCAGCACCTACTGTTTCTTTATTTTCTTTGATCTTCGAATCCCAAGCTTCTTGGATGCTTTTTTGTACATCTTCTGAAATTGCTCCTGATTCTACTAGTTTTGATATATCAAACATTATTTTAGGTCCTTTATTATGTTAGTTAACGCCTCTTTGAGGTACTTTTGAGCTTTTACATCATTTCTAACTTCCGCCGCCAGTCCCTTTGCCATATGTCCACCTTTTGTGTTTAAAAGATGTTCATAAATTGGCGTAGGATAAGCTCCTGGTGCCGAAGGTTGGGCCACAACATCAACTGTTATGATTTCAAAGTCTGAAACTTCGCCGCTACCGTACTCTGATATGTTACCAGAGCCACGAGAGCTAACTCCTAGTTTCACTCCTGATTCCAACATTGTTTTGACAAGTTGGCCCATCGGTGTCGGTAAAATTTTCATTTTACCATATCCATTTGGTCCATCCATCCACATTTCAGTAATCATGTGAGACACACGGTCCAAATTAATCTTTAAATCGTCGGGATGATCTACTTCTCCAAGAACTGAATAACCAGAATTAACCTGATCATTAAGAGTTTTTACTGCTTTTCCTATTTCATTAACAGGATAAACTCTTTCATTGGCATTTTTAATGCCTCCTTGAATACAGATCCCTTTCATATACAAATCTTTGCCATTCTCGCCTTCGTGTAAGATAGACATTCTAGCCTGATCGTATGTTAGGTGTTCTCTTAGATATAAACTCATCCGACTCTCCTTTAAAATCTCAATACTAGCTTATTTGCCAGTTATTGGTGATTTTGCCGATTTGTCTGCTTTGTCGCCGGTTTGAGGTTTAACTTCTTTTTTATAAGAAGTTGACTTGTCTTTACCGCCTGTATTTTCAAAGTCACCTGCAACTTTTTTTGCAGTTGGTGCTGGTCTTCCTTTGTCTTCAGCGCCACTACCAGTTTTTACTGGAGTTCCGCCTGGTTTTGCACCACCTTTAGTTGCGTTTGGAGAAGCTTTACTATCGGCATGATCAGCATTGTCAGCAGACTTTTGGATTTTGTATTCTTTTACAGTCTCTTTAGTTGCTTCTTTTGCATCATCTTTGCCTTCTAGTCTAGACATCTCTGGTTGAGTTTCTTGTGCTGGCATAACTGGTGCAATAGCTGTTTCTTCAGCTTCTTCATCACCATTTTTATCAGCCATCATTGCTTCGAATTCTGCTTTTAATTCATCTAAAGCATCTTCTAAATCAACAACTCTATCTTCTACAGAACCTTCTTCACCATTTTCAGCGTCAACTTCTAAATCTTGGCCTATTTCGTCAGCCGCTTTATCGCCTTCGCCTTCTTCATCTGAAGAAATATCTTTAATTAATTCGTCAGTAGCATCGCCACCGATTTCTTCAATTGATTCTTCATCAGTTTTTTCAACTGGTGCTTGTGCTATTGGTGCAGGTTTAGTAAAGACTCCTTCGTCTTTAATATTTTCTTCTGCAGATTTGTCTTCTTTAGTTTCGTCAACTGCTTCTTCTTTAGCTTCTTCTTTTTCTTCTTTAGCTTCAGTTGCTTCAGTTTCCTTAACTTCTTCTTTTTTGTCGTCTTCTTTAGCTTCTTCTTTAGTTTCTACTTTTACTTCGTCTTTCTTTTCAGCAGTGTTTTCGTCTGCTAAATTTTCGTAGATATCTCTCGATTTTTCAACTACGATTTCATGAAATAATTGTTCTGCTTTATCATTTTCTTCGTTGATAAGCAATTCTAACAATGATTCAAATTTATTTGATTGTGTCATATTACACGTGCTCCTATTACGTAAGATTTGTACTTATAAGTGTTTATATTTACTATAAAAACATAAAAACGGCGATATAAGTGATATAAAATGGCGTTTTTGACTATATTTTAATTTGTAGATTAAATTTTGCTAATAACTGTTCTGTGGTCATATGATGCATATTGCCATTCCATTCTAAATCTTTAGGTTTGAACCAACCGTCGGGTATTACTCGATGAAATTTGATATCTTTAAAATCTTGTAGGCAACGTTTGGTTTGATTCATCCAATTACCATAAAAAGTTGCTTCATCTGTGCTTTTTTTGTAGTTACGAGTGTCTTTGAAAAGGTTATTAAATTTATGTCTATTGGAACTTTTAGGGTTTGGATATCCAGCGTAGTCAAATCCAAGAATATAAATTTCTTTAAATTTACGATCACAGGCTAATCTTAATGCTGTTGGTCCAGAACTCCATCCTAAACTGGGTTGACACCATTTTACATTATCTAATATTTTTTGATTTTTATTATATTGTGCATTGAAATTTGACCATACTTCATGTTTAATAATATAATCTGTTTCTGCAAGTTCTAGCATCATTTTAGGATCTACAGCAACTAAAAAATCTGGGGTATCGGTTCTATAAACACCATTACAGGCAAAAACTGTACCGTGTTTTTTTAAATCTTCGATTTGGATTCCTCTTCGGGATTCGCCATTACCTAATACAAATGCTATATCACTCATAATTTATATTAATTATTATGTTTTACTAAAGGATATGTTAAATTAGATTGCTAAATCGTCTACCTGCGGTTGGGCATACATTTTTTGAACAAATTCTGCTTCTTCTTTTTGTTGTGCATCGTGATCTTCTGAGGCAAGTCTTAATAAATTAATGTCTTTTAGTGTAAGACGTGTTTTTCTAGTGTCATCTTTATCTAATATTGATATATCTTGTTCAGGATCATAACTTTTATCTTGTTCAAAACCGTCTTGTGTATGTGTAAAAAATTCACGTAGTTGCATACTCGTATTTAACTTTATATCTGTGTTCCGCCACCTGTTCCACCTGGTATTGTTCCACCACCTCCTGGTGTTTGTCCTGGCACACTTTGTCCTGGTTGTCCTGGTTCTGGTGATTCAGGCTCTGCAGTTGGTTCTTCAAACTGGTCTAAATCAGATGTAATGCCTGCTTTTGATACCCCAGCTGATCTAAGTTGTGCATTTTTACTTTGTTTTCTTTGTGGAATATTGTTTTCTTCTGCCCATAAGTCGGCATTTCTTGCCATTTCTTCTTCACTTAATCCTAAGTATCTGCTTAACGCAAATCTTTTAGACATATAAGGAAG